AAATGGATTGGCATAATACCAAGCAAACTATCCTTAGGCTGCCTAAATGCCCTATCCTTGTCGATAGTACGGGGGTTGGCGACCCTATCCTAGAGGACTTACAACGTGAAGGGGTAATGATACAAGGCTTAAAGTTCACAAGTTCAAGTAAGCAACAACTTATGGAAGGATTACAGGCTGCGATACATCAAGGGAAAATAGGCTACCCTGAGGGAATAATCAGCCAGGAACTTGAAGTATTTGAATATATGTATACGGCAACGGGGGTTAAGTACTCAGCACCTTCAGGCTTTCACGATGATGCGGTAACTGCTCTTGCATTAGCTTGGCAAAATTTTTCTTTAAAAAGAGGAACAGGGCGTTATAATTTCTTATAATTTATATTTATATTTGCAATGTTGTGTGGTAGCAACAATCAAAAATATTTATTCCCCAAGTATCTATAATGTCTACCACCATTATATTTATGAGGGGTTTATTTTTTTATGGAACAAATAAAAGGTTTAGAAGGGTATTTAATTTCAAAAGAAGGTATAGTTTATAGCCTAAAAAGAAAAAGGATATTAACTAATTATCAATCAAAAGATGGGTATGTAACTATCTTTATTAACAAAAAGACATATAAAATACATAGGCTTTTAGCTTTGCAGTTTATAGAAAACATTGATAATAAACCATTTATAAATCATATTAACGGAATAAAAAACGATAATAGATTAGAGAATTTAGAATGGGTAACCGCAAAGGAAAACACTGTTCACGCTTGGAAAAATAATTTATGTAAGCCTATTCGTTACTGGAAAGGCAAATCTGGGGCAAATCATAATTGCTCGGTAGCAATATTACAATATGATTTACAAGGTAATTTTATAGCTAAACACATAGGAATGAGAGAGCTTGGCACAAAACTTAATGTAAATTATCAAAATATATCTAAATGCGTACGTGGGTTACAAAAACAAGCTTATGGGTATATTTGGAAATATGAGGCAGAACTTCAGCCTTAAACGTGGCACGGGTAGGTATGCCTTCCTATAATTACCGCTTATCCTTGATATTTGCCGTTCATCATAATTTTAAAAAAAATCTTATACTTTTTTAGACAATTTGATTGTTGAATGTGAATAGTTTGTATATTTGATATATCAAAACAAAATAACCATGAATAACAAGATCAAATTAAGAGAAGAGTGGAGACAATTAAATTTAAAAATTGCTCAAATTCAAAAGGTAATTACTCAAAACACAAAAGCAGGTCAAGTATTTACTGAAGAGTATTTAAACTGGGTAAATGAATTAATCAATAGAAGAGATTATTTAACTACACAAATCTAAAATAAAATAGGGGTGCGACTATCCAACGCATATTTTAACCCACTAAACCAAACACAATGAAAAAAGAAACCGCACAACTTTTAGCCGTATTTTTAGTAGCTTGTTACCTTATTGGGCAATTACAAGACATTTACTCAAAATGATTTACGCTATCTGCCTTCTGCTAATTGCAACAGGTTTTGTAATGGCAGCTTTAACTGACTACACAATTAAACACAATGACCCAAAGCACAAAAGAATATATAGACAAATATTACGCAAGTGAGCCTATTAGTATAATGATGTCTAACATTGATGCGACTTACTTAGAGATACTTACTTACTGCAACGAGCAGGGATATGAGCCTGCAAAGCGTAGAATGAGAAGTCCAGAACATAAGTCAAAAGTTGGCTTTTTTGACATAGATAATTACAAACCCGAAACAATATGAAAACCGCAATGCAAGAGTTATTACAAATATTAGAATCTAAAATATTGCCATGTGATGATGACAATAGCTATGTGTATGGCATGAATGTAGCACACGCTAATCTAATATATAATATTAAGAATGGATTTCTTGAAAAAGAAAAAGAGCAGATAATAGATGCTTACTATGGAAATATAGATGGAGTATTTGGCTATCGTGAAGAAGGAGAAGAATACTACAACCAAACCTATAACCAAAATAAATAACCTATGAAAGTAAAATAAGAAGTAATATATTTTACTTTAACTAATTAAAATAAAATAACCAAAACAAATAACCTATGAAAAAATATACATTAGAATTATATTCAGGAAATAGAACTATTGAATATACAATAATAGCAGATTCTTATGAACCTAAAATAGGTGGTTATTACGTATTTTTTACTCAAAATAAAGAAAGTAGAAAAAATAATGTAGTAGCATCATTCCCTATTTGTAGAACAGTAATAGCTAAAATAGACAACCAAAACAAATAACCTATGGAACTACAACAAATCTTTGAAACAACAAAAGAACAACGCATCGAGTTTACCCACCAATTAATTGAACGCTTAAACGCAGGGGAACTTGACCCGTTAAAAACACATCTCCAGGTTAAAGCCTTAGAGGATATGCTTGAAACCCTAAAGGCAAACAAGGACTATAAAGATGCGGTATTACAAGCAGCCGTACTTAATGGTAAGGACTTTGAGTATATGAGCGCAAAGTTTAACATTCGTGAGGTTGGAGTTAAGTATGACTACACCAAATGTGAAAGTCCTGCATATGAGGAAATATTGAACGAGTACAATAGCGCAGCTAAAGCCAAAAAGGATATGGAAGATTTCTTGAAAAAAGTACCGCATCAAGGTCTTGATATTATTAACGGAGTTACTGGCGAGGTTACCAGAGTTTACCCTCCTGCCAAGAGTAGCACAACAAGTGTAGCCGTATCATTAAAGTAATAAAAATATTGTACTTCTTTGCAATTTGCTTACCTTTGGCAGCGTTATGCTACATAGGTGGGCATCTTGCTTATGAGATAATGTTAAAACTAAGAAAATGACTTGGAACGATTTAACAGTTTGGCAGTACCAACAGATTTACCCAATAGTTACAAATCCCGACAAGGATTGGACTACCTTAGACGTTGAAAGTAAGCTTGTAGGCATTTTACATAATCTTACAGACACGCAAGTAGATAGCCTAAGCGTAACAGAGTTTAATAAATTAAAGGCAAACTTAGGATTCTTAAATGACAAAATAGAAGGTAACTCAGTTAAGTACACCGAAGTAAATGGCAAACGTTATAAGTTTATCTATGATGTTCAGCAAATTAAAGCAGCAAGATACATAGAGACAAAAGTATTTAGCACCGATTTAGTAGGTAACCTACACAAGTTAGCAGCCTCAATGGTTATGCCTCAACGCAAAAATTGGTGGGGTAAATGGGTCGACGATACCTACGATGCAGCCAAGCATAGCGAATATGCCGAGGATTTACAAGGGGCTAAATTTATGCACGTTTATCAATCGGTTGTTTTTTTTTATCAAGTATACAGAAATTGGATAGAGGTTTCACAGGTTTATTTGGTAAAACAAATGATGAGTCAGGGGATGAGTATGGAGTCGGCATTAAAGGTGGTTCAAACTTTATGCGAGATTTTGGATGGCAATATTGCGCCAAATCTGTTGCCGACCACGAAAATATATCAGTTGACCAAAGCTATGAACTTACAACAATACAATTCTTAAACACCCTATCCTATCTAAAGGCAAAAGCCGATTACGATAAAGAGCAACATAGGAAACTTAAATAGCCCTGCCATTTTTGGTGGGGTTAGTTATTTTTAGACCTTCCTTATATTTATTAGCGTGAGTATTACTTCAGCACAAAGACAAGCATTAAGAGACCAGTTTATACAAAAGCTTGGTTTTAAGCCATTAGCAACAGGCGATGAAATAGGTTTGCCTATATTAGAAGAGACCCTTGCTTTGTATGGTCAAGCTTTTAACGATGCTATTGTAAGCAATTTAAGAAAATCAAACTCAATATCTTCTGGAGCATTAGCGCAACCTGCAATACCTGTTGTTCTTAAGTTCGGTAATAAGTACGTTTTAGAAGTAGGTTACAAATTAGATAGCGAACAAGTTAAATACTTTGAATATGTAGACGAAGGAGTTTTAGGTACTAAAAACGAAAAGGCTAACCCAAATACTCGCTTTAAATATAAAAAAAGCAAGAAGTCAGTACCTATTGACAATATTAAACTTTGGATTGAACAGAATAGCTTAAAATCGGTATCGGTTAAAAAATACACAAAGCTTGGAACGGAACAAAAGGCTATTACAAATAGTAGAAGCCTTGCATTTATAATAGCTAGAAGCATACACAAAAAAGGTTTAAGAACTACCAATTACTTTACAAACGCAGTTACACAAGTTTTTGAAAACGAGAAATTTAGAAATGATGTATCTGCCGCTTTAGGAGATGACTTTGAATTAAAAATAATTAGAATAAAAAATGGCAATAACAATAACAAGTAGCCCTGCACCTTATTCGTCTATGCACGAAAACCTTTGGTTTGTTTCAAGTTCTACTAATAGCGGAACTACAAACTTTAAGTTTGTTTATGACGTATACATAAACGGAAGCCAAGTAATACGTTCTAAAGTTTTTCCTGCTCCAAGTGCCGAAGGTAGCTACGGGGTGTTCAACGCATCTCCAATGGTTAGAAGTTTCGTAACTAACTATTTCGAGCCTTCAGGCAACTCAATACTTGTAGCTTCAAACGATAAAATCAAAGTAGATTACCAAGTAAGGATAGGAGAAGAGGTTAGCGGTGTTACAACTACAAACTTGGCATCGGGTAGCTATTCAGCTTACAACTTTGTGCCGCCATTGTTTGCCGATGTATTCTTAACTAAGAACCAAACGCCTTTAGTACTATCGGACTATTACGATAATTTATTATTAGAAAACTTTACCGATGATTTCTTAACGGAGCGAGATACCGACGAAATCACACTTGAATACGGAGATAACTTTTACATTACCTTCCTACGCATAGCAACTGGCGGTTATTCTGCTTGGGTTGAGGTATTAGGGCAAGGCGATGTGGTTACTAATACTGTATCTGGTAACATAACTTTAAATGGTCAATTCAATATGTTTAACCTACAAGCGGCACACATAAACGATTGGGCAAGTGGCACGATTATAGACGAAGATACTTACGGCTATAACTTCTATTTAAAAAGAGGTGGCGCACAAACAAGGGTAATTAAGATTAAGCATAAGTGCTATCCTAAATACCAACAATTTAACTTAGAGTTCCTAAATAGGCTCGGCGGTTGGGACACTAAAAAGTTTGCCCTTGTAAATAGAAGGTCAAGCGAATATCAAAGAGCATCATATAGGCGAAGCGATTGGCAGCTTGTAGGTGGACAAATGACAAACATTGATGGATATAACAGATATAACGAGACAACTTTCAACTATGCTATTCAGCATAAGGATAAATATAAGCTTACTAGCGATTGGGTTAGCGAACAAGATTATTCGTGGTTGGCTCAACTTGTATCAAGCCCTATTGTTTATATGGAGGTTCTTGGTGCTTATTTCCCTGTTACCATAAGCACAACAAACTACGACTACAAGTTAGAAAGTGCGGACAAACTATTTAATTTTGAGATAGAAATCGAAGTAGGTAAATACTTAACAAGCCAATTTAGATAATGATTAGCACAGAGATATACATAGAAGAGCAAAAGATTGATTTATTAAAGGATATATCTACCGAGTTTACTTATGCCATTGATGATGTAAGTGAGTTCGGTAGTCGCAATACTTCTTTTAGTAAAACAATAAGCATACCAGGAACGGCAAATAACAACCTTGTTTTTGGTTATATCTTTGAACTTAACAACGCTAATGTTACAGTAGATTCATTACCAAACGTAGGTTATAACTATAACGTAACTAAACAAGCTAACTGCAAAATCTTTATTGACAAAGTGCAAATATTCAAAGGCACTTTACGAATATTGGAAATAGTTATTGACAAAGAAACTATTGAATACCAATGTAGTGTATTTGGAGAGTTAGGCGGTTTTATTAATGAGTTGGGAAATAAGCGATTAGAAGATTTAGATTTTAGTGCTTATGACCATACTTATAGCGTAGCTAATATTAGTGCGAGTTGGGATAACGCAGGTGGTTCGGGTTACTATTATCCGTTAATTGATTATGGTAATGTTAGCACTGGTGCAGGTTCAGGTGGTGCAGGTGGTTACGGAGTAGCTAAAAAGGACTTTCAATATACAACTTTTCGACCTGCTTTATATGTTAAAGAATACATAGAAAAGATATTTGCAGGAACGGACTATACATTTGACTGCTCGTTTTTTGATACCCCTTTATTTAAAAGGCTTATCATACCTAATAACCAAACAAATATTACTGCGTTAAATAATACGAGTATGAGCGCAAGTGCTATTAATAGAAATATGCTATTAACAAGCGACCCTTACGTTCAATACACTTTAGTTACCGCAGGTAGCTTTACTATTGACGGAACGAACACTTTGTTTACTTACACTGGTGCAACGCTAACTACAAACATACAAATTACTTTAACGGGGTTTGTAAACATATTTACTGCACCACAACCTAACTATACTGTAATACTTAGAAAAAACGGAGTGCAAATTGGCTCACAGGATTTTGATGCAAGTGTTACAAGAATGTTTAATTGTGATTTCACAGTTCAAGGCGTTACGTTTAATAGCGGAGATAATATGCAAGTAGAAATACTTGGCACATTTATAGAGTTAGAAATATTTAATGGTAATGTAGGCATTACTACAAGTACTCCAACACAAGTACAAATTAACTTGGGAGAAACTATTAAGATAAGTCAAACAATTCCAAAAGGTATATTTCAAAGAGATTTCTTTTTAAGCATTGTAAAGATGTTTAACCTTTACGTTTATGAGAATAAGTTTAACGACAAAGAATTGGTTATTAGTCCGTATGTGGACTTTTATCCTACTACACCTCTTGAAGCAGAAGATTGGACTAACAAAGTAGATAGGGCAAAGCCTATAAGTATTAAGCCAATGAGTGAAGTTAACGCTCGTTACTATAATTATAAGTTCAAGCAAGATAATGACTTCTACAATGAAAACTATCGTAAAAAATATACCGAAGGATATGGAGATTTTATTTACGATACGGAGTTTGACTTTGTAAAAGAAACCGATGTTTTAGAAGTAATATTTGCATCTTCGGTACTTTATCAAGCAACAGGACAAGACAAAGTATTTCCTGCAATCTATAAAAAGTCAAACACGAATAGTGCTGAGGATAGAATGGATAGCATAATTCGTATAATGCAAACCAAAAAGATTACAGGCGTAACAAGTTGGGACATTATGAATACAACAACTGTATTAGGTAGTTTTACAAGCTATGGTTATGCAGGGCATTTAAATGACCCTATTAATTCTACAAGCGACATTAATTTTGGCGCACCTAAAGAGATACAATTTACACCTTCTAACTTTACGGAATTTAATGTTTTTAATGATTATCATAGTCCTTACCTTGCTGAGATTACAAACAAGGATAGTAAGCTTTTAAGCTGCTTTGGTTTATTAGACATAGTAGACGTTTTCAATTTAGATTTTAGTAAGTATGTATACATTGACGGAGTACTATTTAGGCTTAACAAAGTAGAGAACTTTAACCCAATGGAATATAACACAACTAAACTATCATTTTTAAAAGTGATAAACACAAAATATCCAACAATATAAGATATGGCAACAACAAACGTAGGTTTTAGCGTAACAGTAGATTCTAATGAGGCAACTCAATCGATAAAAGACCTAAGAGCAGCAATAGACCAAACTACCAAATCGGTTCAAGAGTTAGGTCAGCAATATGGAGAAAATAGTGCAGAAGTAGAAGCTGCTCAAAAAAGATTGCAAAAACTTCAAGACCTAACAAACCAAAAGCAAGAAGAGAATAATAGACGGATTGATAATGCAGCTAAAACTATTACTGCTTTATCTGCCGCTTATGGTGGTGTTCAAGGTGCTTTAGAACTTACGGGTCTTGCAGGAGAAGATACTATTAAGCAATTAGCAAAGATACAATCAGCACTTGCTATTGGTGATGCGGTTCAAAACTTAGCAGAGTTTAAAGATGCTATTGCTTCTACTTTTGGTGAGTTTAAAAATACGGCAGTAAAGGCATTCCAAGCAGTTAAGGGGGCGATTGGGGCTACTGGTATTGGTTTACTTATTGTAAGCTTAGGTCTTGTAGCTGCTAACTTTGATAAGATTAAAAAAGCCGTTCTTGATTTTATTCCAGGTCTTAATCAAGTAGGTAAAATTTTTACAAGCATAGTTCAAAAAGTTACTGACTTTGTAGGTATTACATCAGAAGCAGAACGTGCATTAGCTTCTTTAGAACAAACAACAAAGCGTGGTAACGAAGGTATTGAGGCAAGAATTAAAGTACTTACTGCACAAGGTGGAAAGGAGAAAGAAATATACGCATTAAGTAAGCAGCAAGGGGAAAACGAACTTGTATTTTTAAGACAAAAGCTTAAAAGCAAAGAAGGTTTATCTGAAGAGGAATTAAAGAAATTTAGAGACCTTAAAACACAACAAGCAGTATTAGATGCTCAAGAGCAAAAGAGGCAACAAGATATATTAAAAGAAAATGCTAAAGCAGGTGCTGATGCTTCAAAGGCTGCATCTGAGCAACTAAAAAAAGATAACGAAGAGAAGATAGCGGCAGAAAAAGAAGCACAAGAAAAGTTAGCTAATTTAAGAAACGAACTATTTTTATCTACTTTTAAAGACGAGAACCAAAAGAAAAAGGCAGAACTTGAACTTGCGTTTATAAAAGAAAAAGACCTTATTTTAGCTAACACTAAGATAGCTGAATCTACAAGAAATGAATTAATAGTTGCTGCAAGGCTAAAGCTAAATTCTGACATTAATGCTATTAACCAAACACAAAAGGAGAAACAAGCGGCAGATGATGCAAAGATGCTTGAAGAAAAAGCCAAAACAATGGCTACCGAAGATGATTTAGAGTTTGCTAAATTACAAAAAAACTTTACTAAAGTTCAAGATGACGAAAAGAAACAAGCGGCAAAAGACCTTGCTGAAATAGATAAAAAGATAGCTAAAAACGAAACTGATTTAGAATTAGAAAAAAGTTTATTAGACCAAAAAGATGCTTTATTAGAAGAGCAATTTGCTAATAGCTTAATAACTGAAGAGCAATACACTGCAAGCATTGAAGCAAATGCAAAGGCAAGAGTAGACATAGCAAAAAAAGAATCTGAACAAAAGATAGCTTTAGCGCAACAAACGGCTTCGGCTTTAACTTCTCTAAGCGATATAGTAGGAAAAGAAACTGCTGCGGGTAAAGCTTTAGCAGTATCAGCTGCGTTAATTAATACCTACTTAGGTATTACTGCGGGTGTTAAGTTAGGATTCCCTGCGGCTATTCCTGCGGTTGCTATTGCTGCTGCGACAGGTTTTAGTGCGGTTAAAAACATTATAGCAACTAAAGTACCTGGAAGCTCAAGTTCAGGTAGTGCAGGAAATATGACTGCTCCAAATGTATCAGCAGGAGCACCAATAACGCCACCACAACCACAAGCCCAAACAACTACATTAGATAACCAATCTATTAATGCACTTGGTAATCAAACTGCAAGAGCGTATGTAGTAGAAAGCGATGTAACAAGTAGCCAACAACGTATGGCAGCTATTCAGCAAAGGGCAAGGTTTGGTTAAATGATAACAATTTAAAACACTTAATATTTAGAAATATGGACTTACCTGTATATTTATTAGACATTAGCGAGGATATGAACGACGATGCCGAGGTAGATTATGTGGCACTCGTAGACAAACCGGCTATACAAAAGAATTGGAATGCCTTTAAAAACCAACAACGCTTTGAAGTGGTTAGCGAAGATAAGCGTATCATTAGTGGACCTCTTATGCTTGCTGACGTACCTATTTTTCGCAGCGATGCTACTTACGGCGATTACTATGTGGTCTTTAGTAAAGATACTATTTTTAAAATTGCGCAAAAGTTCTTCAAAAGAGGCTATCAGTCAAACGTAAACTTGATGCACTCTCCTAATGCTCAGGTAGAAGGCGTTACTATGTTTGAAAGCTTTATTACAGACGAAAGCCGTGGCATACTTCCAATGAAGGGTTTTGAAGATGCACCTGACGGGTCTTGGTTTGGTTCTTTCAAAGTAGATAATGAAGGCGTTTGGAACGATGTTAAAGAGGGTAAATTTAAAGGCTTTAGCGTAGAGGGGTTATTTACATACAAGACAAAGCCAAACAAAGAGCAAGAGCTTATGAATGCAATTAAAGAAATATTGCAACGAGTTAAATGATAAACAAAATCTTTTATTAATATTTAAACAAAAAGAATGATGAACGCAAAAGATGCAATTATGCAAATTAGGGCTTTGTTCGAAGATATGCCACCAGTAGAAGTTCCTGCTCCTATTCAAGAGGCTATCGACGAAGTTCCTGTTACATTTGCTGAGTATAGCCTTTTAGACGGAACAAAGGTTATGATTAGCGAACTTGCTATCGGTGGACAAGTTACATTGGCTGACGGAACACCTGCTCCAATGGGCGAACACCAATTAGCAGACGGCACTAAAATCGTATTAGACGAAGCTGCAAAAATCTTATCTATCGAAACTCCAGAAGCAGAAGCGGAAATCGCTGACGAAACTCCTGCTGAAATGGGTAAAAAGATTGACGAGAAAATGGCTGACGAAATCGCAAACTTAGTAGCTGAAAACGAAGGTCTTAAAACACAAGTAGCACAATTAGAGGCAAAAGTTAAGAATGGCTTTAGTCAAGTAGCTGAATTAATAGAAGCACTTACTAAGACACCTAACGCTGAACCTATTGCGCAACCAAAACAAAACTTTGGTTCTAACGTAACAACTCACTCAATGAAGTACGATAGAATCGAGAAATTTAGAAACGCTTTATTAAACAAATAAAAATAAAATAAAATGGGATTTGATGTATCTGCATTAGCAAACTATACAAAAGAAAACGAAGCATTACTTGTTACTTCTTCTGTATTAGGTTCAAAAACTGCGTCTCTTATTAAGAGCGCTGGTAACGTTATGGTTGGCGTAAAGTCAAGCGAGAAGATTAACATTATGCAAACTGACGCTATCTTCCAAGATGGTGGTTCTTGCGGTTTTAACGCTTCTGGTTCTACAACTTTTACTCAACGTACTGTAACTCCAGGTAAAATTAAAGTTAACGAAGCTCTTTGCCCTAAAGATTTAGAAGCTAAGTATCTTCAGAAGGCTTTACCTACAGGTTCTTATTATGACTCTATTCCTTTTGAGCAAGAATATTCTGAAAAGAAAGCTAAAACTATTGCTGCTCAATTAGAAACTGCTTTATGGCAAGGTGACACTTCAAGTGTAAATGTAAACTTAAACAAGTTCGATGGTCTTGTTAAGTTAATCGGTGCTGCTTCAGGTGTTGTTGCTGCAAACGCTTCTACTTACATTAGTGGTGCTCCTTTATCAAGCATTACTGCTGCAAACGTAATCTCTATCTTTGATGGTGTTTACCAAGCAATCCCTGCACAAGTTGTAGCTGCTGATGATATGACTATCTTCTGCGGTCAAGATTTATTTAGAACTTATACTGTTGCTCTTAAAAATAGCGGTTCTTTCAATTACCAAATTGATGTAAAAGCTGATAGCGAATTCGTACTTCCTGGTACTACAATCAAAGTAATTGCAGTTGCAGGTCTTAACGGAACTAACAAAGTTTACGCTATGCGTTTAAGCAATATGTTCTTAGGAACTGACTTATTGAACGAAGAAGAGAAGTTTGAAATTTTCTATGCTAAAGAAGCAGACCAAGTGCGTTTTGTGTCAGAGTTCAAATTCGGCACTAACATAAGTTTTCCAGACGAAACGGTTAAGTTCGTACTTGCATAATTTATCGGGTGAGTTGAAATATACTCACCCATTTTTTCAAACTAATTTAATTTAATAAAAATGGCGTGCGCATTAACTCAAAATTACAGCCTTGATTGTAAAGATTCATTGGGCGGAATTACTGAGGTTTATTTTATGGCAGCAGCAGATGTTACCTCAACTACCGAAGCAAGTGGTGTAATTACCGCTTTAGTAAAGGCAGCAGGTAAGAAGTTCTTTAAGTACGAACTTGTAAAAGGCACTTCTCAATTAGTTGAGAATGTTAATGCAAACGTACAAAATGGTACTATCTTTTACGCTCCAGAATTGACCATAGTATTAAACAAATTACAAGCAAACACAAGAAACGAAATCTTGTTGCTTGCTCAAAACACATTAGTAGCAGTAGCTAAAGATAACAATAACAAATATTGGTATTTAGGCAAACAAAGAGGTTTAGACCTTACAGGCGGTAACGCAGGTACAGGAACGGCTGAAGGCGATAGAAGCGGTTACACTCTTACCTTTACAGGTGCAGAGCCAGCCCTTGCTCCAGAAGTTAATTCTGTTGTAGCGGCTGCACTTACTACCGCAGGTTCTTAGGTTGTTTTGGTTTTGTATATAGATGCCCCTGCCTTTAATTAGGTGGGGGTTTTTTATTTTGCAAACAATCGCTATACTTTATATTTATAGTTGTGATAAGATTAATTAAGGGGCAAACCCAAAACATAATACTTACCTTGACTGAGAAGCAGGTTTTAACAAGTCCTAACTATCTATTCATTTTCGAGAATAGAAGTACAAATACGGACATCAAATTTGTTAAGCTAAACAATACGGATATAAGTGCTTACAAGGAAAGATACAACGAGTTCACTATTGTAGTTAATAGCTACTTTAATACATCTTTAAACGGGCAATACACCTACACAATATACGAGCAAACAAGTACTACCAACACAGACCCGACGGGCTTAAACCTGCTTGAAACAGGCATTATGGAACTTGAGGGTACAACTATATCATTCACGGAATACGAAACAACAAGCACATTCACAATTAGACAATAATGGAAATACAAGTATTGACATTTGCGGAAGCAAAGCAACCGGAATATAAAGAGAAAAAAGGCGAAGGGTATATGCAATATGGTCAAAACAATGACTATCCGCAATACTTATTAGACCTATTTAACAAATCTGCAAAGCACAACGCTATTATTAGAGGCAAGGTAAACTACATTGTCGGCAATGGTTGGGCAGGAGAACAAGCGATTGTTCAAAAGGTTAACAGAGAGGAAACGCTTAATGACCTAACTAAAAAGGTTGCTTTAGATTTAGAACTATTTGGCGGTGCTTATATCCAAGTTATTTGGAGTGTTATGGGCGGTCAAGTTGCTGAGTTGTGGCATTGTGATTATACAAAGATTAGAACCAATAAAGACAATACTCAGTTTTGGTATAAAGACGATTGGAAAGCTACACGCAATCAAGAAAAGGCTGAAGTTTATAGTGCGTTTAACCCTGCTAACCCACAAGGTGTGCAGATACTTTATGTAAAGGAGTATCGCCCAGGAATGAACGTTTATAGCCTTCCTGGATATTTCGGTGCGCTTAACTACATCGAAAGTGATGTGGAAGTTAGTAAGCACGTTTTGGGTAATGCTCAAACAGGGTTTTCTGCAAGTAAACTTATTACCTTACCAAACGGAGAGCCAAGCCCTGACGAGAAACGTGCAGTAAGCAGACAGTTCGACAATATGTATACGGGTGCAGACGGCAAGAAGTATTTACTTGCGTTTGTAAACGATGCAACTCGTAAGCCTATTGTTGATGACTTAGGTGCGAGTGATTTAACTAAAGAAGATTTTAGCCGTGTAGACGAGTTAATACAAACTAACATATTTAGCGGACACCAAATTACAAGTCCTGACTTGTTCGGTATTGCCGTTCCTGGTCAATTAGGAAACAGACAACAATTAAGAGATAGCTACGAAATCTTTAATAACACATATGTACGTTATAAGCAAATGCAAATTGAGGGTGTATTTAATATGCTTGGACAATATGCAGGAGTTACGGAGGAATTAAAGCTTCAACCTGTAGACCCTATTGGAGTTGACTTTAGCGAAAATGTTATTTTACAAGTAGCACCAAAAGAGTGGATATTAGAGAAGTTAGGAATTGACCCTACACAATACGGAATAGTTGCAGAAACCGAGCAGCCAATGGCAGCAAGTCCTTTAAGTGTGAACGAGCATATTAAAGGCTTGAAAGGTAGAGAGTGGCAAAATATGCAGCGTATTATTAGAGATTTTAACAAGGGCAAGATAACAAGAGAACAAGCAAGTTCTATGTTAAAAGGTGGATATGCTTTAAGCGACGAAGAGGTAGCTACTTGGTTAGGAACTGAAGAACTTGAATTTAGCGAAGAGGATTTTCAAGTTTTTTATGAGTTCGGAGAAGATGAAGATAAGTACAATGTATGGAGTGAACGCAGGAAGTTTGAAGATAACCAATTCCAAGCGTTTGCAGATGTAACACAATTACAAAGTAATATCTTAGATTTAATTAGTAAGCAAAAGTATATAACTCCTGAAGTTATTGCAGAAACACTTAAAGAAGATGTAGGTGCAGTAAAGCGTGTTATTAATACTTTAATTGAGAAGGGTTTTATTAAAGCTACTGAGGTTAAGATAGGCAAAGGCATTGACCAAAACATTCAAGTAGAAAGAACATTAACAAGACCATTGAGCGAGATTGTAGAAGCTATGAAGCCTCAGACAACTGAAATTTTAATACGTTATGCGTATAAATGGAAGTCAGGTTTTAGCAACATAGACATTAGAACAAGCAGACCTTTTTGTAGATACTTAGTAGGTGCAAAGAAGGTTTATAGTATGTCTGAAATTCAACAAATGAGCGCAAGGCTTGGCTACGATGTTTTTGAACGTGGTGGCGGTTGGTATACACTGCCAGGAACAAATACGCACTCACCAAGTTGCAGACACGAGTGGAAGTCAATGATAGTAACGAGAAAAAAATAAGAAATGAGCTTAAACACATTATTCATAAGCGTACAGAATATTAAAGACAGGTCTGGCTTACACGCTAACGTAGACGAGAAACTTGTATTGCCTGAGATTAAGACCGCACAAGATATGTATATATTACCTGCGCTTGGAAGTGCTTTATACAACCGCTTACAAGCAGGTATTACGGCTAACAACTTGACTGTTCCTGAAGTAACTTTATTAGATAATTACATTGCAGATACTTTGGTTCACTATGTACTTAGTGAGTTACCAATGGGCTTGTCTTATCAGTTCTACAATAAAGGCTTGTTAAGGAAGAGTGGAGAGAATACCGAGAACCCTTCTATGCAAGATATGATTGACGTGGCGAATAGATATAAGGCTCGTGCGGAGTTCTACAAACAAAGGCTTATTAAATACCTAAAAGAATATTCTACGACTTATCCTGAGTACCTCAACCCTGGAAGTGGCATCGATGCAATACACCCTGACAATGATGCTTACACAACAAGCATCTGGTTAGGCGATTTTGATTGCTGCGCAGGTAAAAGCTTCGAGGAACTATATCAAGGAGACAAAGGGTGTAGCACTTGTTAAATATGAGCAAAGTAACAACAATAAAAAACCAAAATAAACTTCGTGTTTATTTAGAAAAAATTAAGAATGAGCCTGACGTTAAACCAAATAGTAAAGCAAATAACGACACTCGGAAACGACCACGAACAAATTAATTTTGTTTACTTCGGTGATGTGTGGGAACGTTTAAGCAATGGCGAGGTTACTTACCCTGCTATGTTCTACACTTTAACGGGTGCTACTATAAACGCTAAAAATATTACTTACAATTTTAGCCTTTATTTTATGGACAGAATGTTAATGGAAGAAACAAACGAAACCGAAGTACTTAGCGATATGACTTTAGTAGGTCAAGACATAGTGGCGCAGTTACGTTATCCTAAAGCAATTTGGGAAATAGGCGATACTGCTCCTTTGACTTACTTTACAGAGAGCGACCCCGACTATCTTGCAGGAGTTAAGATAGACATTACAATGGAATTACCTTACTTAAACGATAGATGCCAAGTGCCATCAATATACCAATACTAAGATGATAGGAAAAAAGATTAACCAATTAGCGACCGAGTTAGCACCAGTTAGTACCGATTTAACTATTATAGGCGACCCGATTAGTGGAGTAAGTAAGAAGATTACACTTGCACAATTAGGAGCGATATTTAGCGGTGCAGTTAGCTTTTATACTGACTTAGCTTCGTTTCCTGCAACGGGCGATATTAACGTTATCTATTGTGCTAAAGACACTCAGAAACTTTATTTGTGGAGTGGTTCGGCTTATACTGAAGTTTTCCCTTCACAAGCTTTATTAGATACTTACCAATTAAGAAGTGAAAAGGGCAACGCAAATGGTTACGCTTCTTTGGATAGTGGCGGTAAAGTTCCTATCAGTCAATTACCAAGTTCTATTATGGAATACAAAGGAACTTGGAACGCATCTACAAACACGCCTACACTTGCAAACGGAACGGGCGACACGGGAGATGTTTACATTTGTAACGTAGCAGGAACAGTAAACTTTGGAGCTGGTCCTTTGACTTTTGCAGTTGGCGATTATGTTATTTATAGCGGTTCTATTTGGCAGCGTTCAAGCGGTGCGGTAGGTACTGTAACAAGCGTAGCTTTAACAGTTGGTGGCGATGCGATAAGCGTATCTGGTAGTCCTTTAACTACAAGCGGAACTTTAGGTTTAACTTTTAACGGAACAACGGCTCAGTACATTCGTGGCAATGGTACTTTAGAAACCTTCCCTACTTCTTTAATTAGCGGTACGGGTAACGTAAATGCTATCCCTAAATTTACTGCTAACACAGTTTTAGGCAATAGTTCAATGGAAGATGATGGAAGCTTTGTTTCAATGCGTGGTTTAAAATTAAACCTAATAGCAGGAACGGGTAACACAATAAACTTTCAACAAGCTTCGGGTATTATTGCGGCAGGTCTTGGTTATAGCAGTATTGGTGCAGCAGGTTCAACGGGAATTAAATTTTACTTAGACCAAAATAGCACCACAAGAAGCTTTGTTTTAGACACTACAACTATTACAAGCGATACTGAGCGTACTTATAGTATGCCTAATTCAAGCGGTACTTTAGCTCTTACTTCTCAAATACCAAGCTTAACGGGTTACGTTCCGTACACGGGTGCAACGGCTAACGTAGATTTAGGAACGCATACTTTAATTGCTGCTAAAGGTACTTTTTCAAGTTCTGGTAGTGGCGATACAGTTGGCATAACACATTCAAGCGGTAGTGGTATTGCTTTAAATATTACTAAAGGTGGTAGTGGCGAAGGCTTATACATAAACAAGACAAGCGGTTCGGGTAACGCTGCAACAATCATAGGTACGTTAAACGCAACTACTTTAGTTAAGTCGGGCGGTACATCTTCGCAATTTTTAAAAGCCGATGGTAGTGTAGATAGCACCTCTTACGGCACGGGTTCGGTTACCTCGGTAGGATTATCTTCTGCAACAAGCGGAGTAACTATTGGCTCTACGCCTATTACAACAAGCGGAACTATTACTTTAGCTATTGCAACTGCGAGTGGTTCACAACAAGGTTTATTATCAAGCACCGATTGGACTACATTTAACAACAAGCAAAATGCTTTAACAAATCCAGTAACGGGTACAGGTACTACAAACTACCTACCTAAGTTTACAGGTGCAAGTACAATAGGTAATAGCTTAGTTTATGATAGTGGAACAGGTATTGTAATTGGTGGTGCAGCTACTACTAATGGATTTTTAGAAGTTATTAAAAGCGGAAGCAGTATTGCTCAATTTAGTTTTGGACAATCAACAACATATCGTACTGACTTTTTTGTTGATACAGCAGGTTCTTTTTATATTCAACCACAAGGAACTACAAGATTAACATTAACAGACTCAGGCAACTTAGGATTAGGAGTTACACCGAGTGCGTGGGCTTCAGTTGTACCAGCTATTCAAATAAACAACGCTGCTATAGCAGGTAACAATAATGCTGACTTATACTTAACTGCAAACGCATATTATAATAGTGGGTGGAAATATATACAGACAACAACCGCTAATTTATATCAAATGGAGGATGGCATACATTCTTGGTTTAACGCTCCTTCAGGAACGGCAGGTAACGCTATATCCTTTACCCAAGCGATGACGTTAAACGCTTCAGGTAATTTATCTATCGGAAACACTAACAACACATACAAACTTGATGTTAGCGGTACAGGTAGATTTAATGGTAATGTTTTAGTTGATAGTGTTGCTACAAGTGGTTATGCTTTTACATCAGTTGCTTCAAGTTGGGGGAGTGCTTCACAAATTTATACGGCTATTAAAATTGGAGCAGCGGGTGATAATCTTGTTGGCACGGGAGTTGACTTAAGAGTGTATTCTCAATACGGAACAGGAGCGGGTACTGAGTTTAGATTATTTACAAATAGTACTTCAAATGTTCTTACTGAGGCATTACGCATAGCTTCTAATCAAGCAGCTACATTCTCAAGTAGTGTAACGGCAGGAGATACAGTTACAATTAATACACCTTCTTCATCTACTGCAATAGCATTAAGGGGTAGAAGTACAGATAATTATTCTGCATTAAGATTTCAAAGTAATAATGGTGGAACTACTTATGCAACTATTTATAGCAATTCTTCTGATTTAATATTTGAGAATTTCGGAGAACGTATGCGCATAACAAGTGGTGGTAACGTAGGTATAGGTACTACTATTACAAATACAAAATTAAATATTGATATACCATCAAGTTCAACAAATGGTTTGAGTCTTATTGATGCTTCAACTGTTCCTGTTGTGTTTACTTATAGTTCAGTAACGGGAGAAAATAGGATAGGTGGTTTATTGTCTTATGTATTTCCTACTTTTTATAGTGGTGGAAGCGAACGTATGCGCATAACAAGTGGGGGGGATGTTGGGATAGGAACAACATCGCCTACTAATAGATTACAAGTTAATGTTAGTTCAAATGATACAGGAGGATTTATTGATGCTTCTTACCCTTTATATTTAAGAAACACATCTACAACCGCAAATAGTTATGTTGGTATATATTTTGGAGGTGGTTTTGGTGTTGGCGCAACTATTGAAACTCAATTCATATCACCATCAACGAGTAGTGAGGGAATTTTGAAGTTTGCAACAAGAAATTCATCTGGTACTATTGCCGAACGTATGCGCATAACAAGTGGGGGGGATGTAGCTATATCTACTACATCAAACCCTGTTGGTGCAAGTAGCGGAGTAGGTGGCTGGTATTATTCTACCGGAAGTTATCAAGTAGTAGCTACTCTCGATGGAGTTTGTATGTATTTAAATAGAATTTCAACAGATGGTTCAATTTTAGTTTTTAGAAAAGATGGTACAAGTGTTGGTTCTGTATCTGTAACAGGTTCAGCAACCGCTTATAATACATCTTCTGACTACCGACTTAAACAAGACCTTAAGGACTTTAACGGACTTGATTTACTAACAAAGATTAAGACATACGATTACGAATGGAAAGCAGACAAAAGTCGGGGTTATGGCGTTATTGCTCACGAGTTACAATCAGTAATTAATTACGCAGTAACAGGAGTAAAAGACGGAAAAGAAATGCAAGGAGTGGATTATAGCAAAATAGTTCCTGTTTTAATTAAAGCGATACAAGAACAACAACAACAAATTGAACAATTAAAAAACAAATAATATGACAACTTTTAAATGGGTAGTATCGCAAATGGACACCGCACCGAGCGAAGATAGTTTAACAGACGTAGTAAAAACAGTGCATTGGCGTTACCAAGCAGAACAAGTAGACGGGGATAAAACTTACAATGCTGAAGTATACGGAGCGATGTCTTGCGCTACACCTTCGGACACGGACTTTACTGCATATGACGATTTAACCTTCGACCAAGTATGCGAGTGGTTAGTAGCAGGTAACAACGTAGAAGCTATGGAGTTAAACTTAGATACTCAAATCGAGAACCTTAAGAACCCACCGATTGTAAATTTACCTTTGCCGTGGAATAAATAAAATCTATATATCTTTACAAAAAATTAAACAATGAAATACAAACAACTCAAACAATTAGTGCAGGACATTAATGCAGTAATCGGAAATCAAGAAACAAAAGTAGCTAAGAAGCTTGTAAAAGTTTATGAGAAGGTTAAAAAGTATCACGAAGAATACAACGCACAAGTTGAGGAACTTCGCTTAGATAACGCTTCAGTAGACGAAAAAGGCATTTTAGTGCTTACAGAAAAAGGCGATTACAAATTCTCTAAAGAAGGTATCAAGAAGCTAACCAAAGATATTGATGCGCTAAATGATAAAGAATTTGATTTTCAAATAATTAACGTAGTCAATCCACAAGGCTTGGAAGATTTTACCTTCTTACAAGATTGGACTACCGGCATAGAATTTAACAAACAAGAAGAAGAAGAACTATAAATGGAAAATAACCACCAAGCAGACCAATCAACAATGGTATCATTAGTAAGTGCAACAATTAGCATTACAAGTATTCAACCACTATTCACATTGATTGCAAGTTTGGTGGCTATTGTTTCTGGCGGTATGGCTATTAGATACTATTGGAAAATGACCAAAAAACTAAAATGAGATTAATTTTTTTAGCCTTATTACTTACTTCGTGTGCTTCGGTAAAGAAGGCATCGGAGCGTTTAGATAGCACTGTTGTCAAAACATTTGATAGTGTGCGTGTGGTTGTTTTTGATAGTGTTACCAAAGTAGTAGAAAAGGAAGAGTATTTTACCAAGACAATAACTTACTACGATACTTTGTGGGTTACTAAGGATAGTATGATTACAATTCCTAAGTACACCGAAACCTACACAAGAGGCACAAAAGAAAAACAAACGGATAGTAAGCAGACCAAGACGGACTCAATGGCTCTAAATCGCACAGAAAGTACCCAAATTTCGAAGATAACTAAAACTAAGGATAAGTCCTTCAGCGAATTTTATAAGGCTCTAATTGCGCTTATATTGATAATTACGCTAATCTTATTCTTTTGGAAAAGAAAATAATATGGCAAAAGCAGCAAGAAGCGTAAACGTATCAGCTAACCCGTTACCTATTTCATTTAAAGAGTTTAGCAAAAACCCTGTCGTTGGTATGCTATTTTTATGTATATGCGGTATTAGTTACCTATACATCGACAATGCAAAGCGTAACGAAAAGCAAGACGAAAAGATTGGCAGCTTGTATGAAATGGTGCGTAAGAGCGATAGCAGTAACGCAGCGAGTACGGCTCGTTTGGAAATGGCAGTAGACCTAAAGGCTCTTAAAAAGTTCAAGTAATGCGCTATTTATTATTTGTTGCTTTGATAGGTTGCGGAACTAAAACCGATAACCAAATCAAAGAGTTGCAAGACAAAGTAAAACAAAGCCAAGTGCAAAGTGAACAAGTGCAGGGTGTGGCTTCTCAGGATAACAAGAAGGTAATTACTAAGACAGTAAAAACTATTGTTACCTTAAAACAAGAAGTAAAAGAATTAAAAACGGAACTAAATGAAGTTAAGGCTAAATTGGACTCCGCTAATTCTGTTGATACTAATAGCACCAAGTTTAAGTTACGCCCAATACGTTAAGAAGATAGGCGGCGAGGATAAGATTGTTATTAGCCGTACAGAAGGCGAGAAGATTAACAACTCATTTGATAGCCTAACTAATTTAGTAAGCTACCAAAACACACGAATAGATAGCTTAATTAAAGCTAACATCAAAACAAGGGATAGCCTTCGCATTGACTTACTTACCCTTAAAGATACCCTTACAATACGCAATAAAATATCAAACGACACGTTAAACGACTATCGTAATAGGTATTATAAAAACATAGCAATTTACGAGCAGTACGAAAAAGATATGAACTTTGAACTAAAACTTCATAGGCTTAACTCAGTTTTGTTTGCTATGCTAACTTTATTTCTATACTCACAAATAAATTAAGATGCAATTAAACGACAAAGGCAAAGACCTTATTAAATTCTACGAGGGCTGCAAATTAGTAGCTTACAAATGCAGTGCTGCAAAAGATACAATCGGCTACGGGAATACTTTTTTTGAAGATGGTAAACCTGTAAAGCCTGGCGATAAGATTACCCAAGAACGAGCCAATGAGTTATTTGAGATAATAGCTAAGGAGTTTGCGGATAAGGTAAAGCCTTTAATCAAAAGCGTAGTTACACCTAATCAGTTTGCTGCGCTTACAAGCTTTGCCTATAACGCTGGTATCGGTAACCTAAAGAGTTCTACTTTATTAAAGAAGGTAAACGCTAACCCTAACGACCCTTCGATAGCTTTAGAGTTTGCTAAGTGGGATAAAGCAGGTGGGAAAGTTCTTGCAGGTCTTACAAAGCGTAGAGCATCTGAGTCAAAATTATACTTCACACCTTAAATTAATACTATGAAATGGTTAGCCAATTTATTATCAGACGAAAGAGGTAGCGTGTCTACAAAGCGAGTTATTGCTTTACTATCGGCTTTATTTATCTGTGTTACCTTATTAGCTAATAGCTTCACGCATCAAGAGATTGCCCCTTCGGATAAACTTGTAGATGCCGTAATGGTTATTTGCATAGCTGCAATGGGTACTACTACAATAGATAAATTCAGCCAAAAATAAACAATGTTAAAATCAAAACGCAAACGACTATTCTTTGACATTGAAACCTCTCCTAACATTGGCTTTTTCTGGAGCGCAGGTTACAAGCTTAATGTAACTGCCGATAGCATTATTAAAGAACGTGCTATCATTTGCATCTGCTACAAGTGGGAAGACGAAAAAGAAGTTTACCATTTGGAATGGGATAGCAAACAGAACGACAAAAGAATGCTACAAAGTTTTGTAGATGTAGCTAATACGGCTTCGGAACTTATAGGGCATAATGGCGACAAGTTTGACCTTGCTTGGATAAGAACACGCTGCTTGTTTCACGGCATAGAGATGTTTCCTAAGTACGTTACAATCGACACGTTAAAAGTAGCACGTCAAAAGTTTAGATTTAATAGCAACAAGCTTAATTACATAGCTGACTACTTAGGAATTGGCACTAAGATTAAAACAGAATATAGTTTATGGAAAGACATTGTCTTGCATAAGGACAAAGTGGCAATGGCTAAAATGATTAAGTACTGCCAAAAAGATGTTGTATTATTAGAGCAGGTATTTAATGCACTTAAAAACCACATCGAACCTAAAACACATTACGGAGTTATCTTCGGACAAGATAGGGGCTCTTGCCCTGAATGTGGAAGTGATGACTTAATTATTTCACTTCGTAGAACAACCGCAACGGGTGTAAAGAAAATACAATACAAGTGCAAAACTTGTTTTAAGATACATAGCAAAACAGACAAATAAATGGATAGTAAAATACTTAGCTTAGTAATTGAAGATATGCGTAGACGTGAACTTGTAGGGAAATCAAAGTACGGGACTACAATGGACAGGCAAGATTTAAAGACAGGTCAATGGATAACGCACTTAAAAGAAGAACTGCAAGATGCCATTTTATATTTAACCAAACTTGAACAAATACACAATGCGCCTCAAAAAGATATTTAGCTTCGGCAATATATTAGATAGAGATACCTACGAGCAACTCAGGGAATTAGATTACACCAACCCAAACTTTAAGGGTTGTGCTGACGAGTTCCAATTTAATCGGGAATGGTGGGTTATGCTTGACGATATGAGCCGTATTGTTGCTTATTGCGGCTCAATTTATTCTAAAGGCATTTGCATATTTAACAGGGCGTGGGTTCATAAAGATTATAGAGGGCAAGGCATACAAAGACGAATGATTAAAACGAGGCTAAAAGCAGCATCTACTTTTTGCCATATAGCCATTACTTATACTACATTAGACAACTTCCCTTCGGCTAATAACCTTATAGATTGCAAGTTCAAGCTTTACTTACCAGAGTATTCATACGGGGGTTACGATAAACTTTACTTCCAAAAATTACTATAAAGTTTCACTTTAGTACAACAAAAGGTAGTAAAACTACTACTTTTGGCTGCATTTTACTTCCGACTTTGTCAAGTTATACCTTTACTTTATTACATTTTTAGTCAAGTTTTAGCTTTACTTTGTACGTTCTGGTGTACAAAATGTGCTATAAATTGCACAATTTGATGTGCTTTTATCCTATATAAGCCACATTATTTGCAACAATGATGCAAAAATAATTTTAAAATATTTTAATAGTTTTGCACTTTGTATTGTTTAATGTAGTATATTTGTAGAAACAAAACACAATATGACACATTTAACCACCTACCAAATGTTCCAATATCAGCGATATGGGAACATATTAATCGACGGGAGCAGGAGTACAACAAACCCTTACGACCCCGCTTTACTACCTAAAAACTACGATTACGAAGATGATGATTACACGTTTACTCGTTGGGTAGAAAACAATGCAGAACTTGAACTATTAAAAAACGAAGTATATGAAGATTGAATTTATCAAAGAAACTAAGCCAGATGGCACAGTATTTTATTATACTAAAGTAGATAATAGATTTGATGGTATGAGTATGTACTTAGAGTACTCACAAGCATACGAGTATTTTCTTAGCCTAAAGAAAAGACAAGAACCTATTATCGAAATTTTAGAACATTATTCTATTGACACCGAAACCAAATAATATGAGCCTAATTAAAATTCAACAGGAATTAAAAGCACCTAAAAACCAATTCAATGCTTTTGCTAAATACAAGTACAGAAGTGCAGAAGATATAATCGAAGCTGCAAAACCTATCTGCCATAAGTACGGCTACGCTTTAATGTTAAGCGACGAGGTTATAGAAGTAGGCGGTAGAGTTTATGTAAAGGCTACGGCTTGTTTAAGTGACGGAGAAAATAATATTACCTGCACAGGTATTGCTCGTGAAGAAGAAAACAAAAAGGGAATGGATGCGGCTCAGCTAACCGGAGCTTGTAGCTCATATGCTCGAAAATATGCGCTTAATGGGTTATTCGCAATCGATGACACTAAAGATGCAGATGCTACTAATGAGCATAAAGACGAAGTAAGCGAAGGACAAAAGGCATTTTTGATTGAGCAATTAGACAAAACAAAATTTACAGATGACCAGAAGGTTAAGGCTGCTTTAAAAATTAATGCTATTAAGACTTTAGACGAATTTAACAAGATTAAAGAAACAATAAAGAAAAGCTAATGCGTGAACTATTACCATTTGAAAGGCAGATGCTACTTGCAGAAGTATACCATTATGCTTGGTATAATGAAGATGCATATAATGACCTACTATTATTTATAGAAAAATATCAAAACATCTTAGACAAACCAGTTTTTTTAACACAAATCAATAACAATGACACAACAACAACAAATCTTGAACCACTTGCTTTCGGGCAAAACATTGACACCAATCCAAGCTTTGACGAAGTACAACAGTCTTAGACTTGCAGCCGTAGTATTTGAATTAAAACGCAAAGGCTACAAAGTACAAACGGAATTAATTAATGTAGGTACAAAAAAACAAAGTAAATTAGTTGCTCAATATTCAATTAAAAATAAATAAAATGACAGAAAAAAAATGGAGTACAGGTGCTTGGAAAAACACCACCGCTAAAGGAGAAGTAATTAACTTTACAATTAATGATGTAAAATACTCGATGTGGGTAAACGCTTACAAGACAGAAGATAAGCAACCAGATTACAAAATTTACATTAATGATTTCAAACCTAAAGAAGATACGGGATTGCCGTTTTAATTATGCTAACTAGAAATAAAGATGTTTCAATAAGACAACTAAAGGATTTATACTATGCGCAACGTAATACCCATATGCAGCTACACGAAATGATGTCGCAATTAGGGTTGTTAGGCATAGAAGATAATGAGCCTATAGGTGCGGATATAGGTGCGAGAAGCATCGTCAAATTAGTAGAAGAAGTATTTGAATGCGATGTACTGAAAAAAGATAGGTCTTTAAAAACTACCTTCGGGCGCAAAGCTGCTGCCTATCTACTCAGGCGATATACTAAATTGAGCCTGAAAGAGATTAGCGCATACAGTGGCACTAAAGACCACACAACCGCAATTCATAATATAAAACAAGCAAATAACCTAATTGATACGGAAGATTGGTTTAAAGACAAAATGAAAAGAATTTGTCAAAAAATTGAAATTATACAAAATTAGTCTATATTTGCAGTATATAAGACACATAGACGAACTGCGAACCGCCTATGTGTTTAGTGGTTAAATAATAATAACCCTGATAGTTCGCAGCTATCGGGGTTTATTTTTTTATGGCAAAAGACCCAGCGTTTTTATTTTATCCCGGCGACTATGTTAGTGGCACTATGGGAATGACATTTGAAGAAAAAGGTGCATATATGGACCTGCTTATGCTTCAATTTAACCGAGGTCATATGAATCATCATATGATAGTTCATACGGTTGGTCACTTGTGGGAACAAGTGAAATGCAAGTTTATACAAGATGACGAAGGTTTATGGTATAATGTCAGGCTTGACATTGAGAAGGATAAACGTAAAACCTTTACAGAATCTAGGAGAAACAATATAAAATCAAAAAATAAAGCTACATTAGACACTACATATGAAACGCATATGAATAGTCATATGAAGCCTCATATGGAAAATGTAAATATAAATATAAATAAAGATTTAAATAATAATAAAAGTAGATGTAGTTTTGAACAGGCTTTTGAGTATATGGCTACACGGATAGGAGTAGACCAAGCTAATATTGAAGCCGAAAAATTCGTAAATTACTACGAAAGCAACGGATGGAAAGTCGGTAAAAACCCTATGAAAAGTTGGACACACGCCGTAAATAATTGGATAAATAACGCTAAACTATATGCAAAAGGAACTACAAATAATCAACGAAAACTTACAAAAGGAGAACAGTTTAACCTTGATGGATACAACCTCATTAACGCTACTACCTATGGAGCAGGAGATTATGACCGCATTTTCGGGGGATAGGGTTAGAAACGTAAACCAAATAATGTTGCATCAAAACCTAATTTATATAATGCAGTTAGTAGGTATCAATGTTATGCCAGACAAAGTTAAGTTAGCTTTATTAGAAGATTGGATTAGAAGCCAATACGGTAACTTCACAATAAACGAAATAAAAGTAGCGTTTAAGCAAATGGTAGCTAATGACTTCATTGACCACTACCAGAATTTTAGCCCTGCTTATTTTAGTCAGGTAATGGACAGATATAAGAAAAAAGCAAATGAAGTAAGAAAAATGATGCCACAAGAACGAGTAGAAGCAATCCCACACTTAACCGATTTAGAGATAATTGATTACAGTTACCAAGAATATAAGCTTTTAGAGAATAGAAATTTTGATAGGTTATTTAACCCATTATCAGTATTTACAAAGCTTAATAGTACAGGCATCAAGGTATGGACAAAAGATGATGGCGCACTTGCTAAAAAGAAACTAATGGAGATTATTACCTATAAGGCTAATAAAATGGACATCATAAGTGCAAAGCAGTACCGAGACGAATGGACTGAGCAATGGTTAAAAAACCAAGCTAGAGCAGTTGCAGTAGCTTTATTTTTTGATTTGCAAATTAAAAATGGCAAAGTTTCATTTTCTTAATATAGTTTTGTAATATGACCGCAAACGAATTAACCAAAGAAGCCATCCAAAAGCTAAATAAAAACGGGTGCTTTGTATGGCGTAATAACAATTTAGCGGTTAGAGGTCGAACCTTCATTGGTTTAAAAGGAGTGCCAGATGTTGTAGGCTTCCATACTCAAACAGGAGTAGCGGTATATTGCGAGACTAAAGCAATAGGAGACAAACTTAGCAGCTATCAAATAGCGTTCTTAAATTTAGCAAAAACGGCAAATTGTTTCTGTTATATAGCAACCGAAGAAAACGGCAAATTAATCCTAAAGGAATATGAACAAGAATAGCATCATATTAGAACTTTGGGAAAGCCGAGAACTAAAGGAAGCAATAGACAAGATGCAGCCTGAAGATTTACGAGAAGATTTAAGAAGCGAAATATTTAAGGTGCTATGCGAAATGGAAGAAGAACGATTAATTGATATGCGCACCCGTAATGTATTAAAGTTCTATTTAGTTCGCACTATGATTAATATGATGCAAAGTAACACTAGCCAATTTTATCGCACATACCGAAAGCCTTTAGAAGTAGAATTGATAGTACACGATAGAGACGAAGAATTGCTTGACAAAGTAGAAGATGAGTTATCAAAGATGCATTGGTACAAAGCGGAACTTTTAAGAGTGTATGCTATTAAGCACAACTGCAATGCTAAAGAATTAAGCAGGGTTACAGGTATACCTTATATGTCAATCCATAGGGAACTAAAACTAACTAAACGAGAACTTAAAAAACAATTACGCAAATAACAAATGAAACTATATACAGAAGAACAAATAAGAGATGCTTTAGATAATGAGGATTTCAAATACATATCAGACATTGTTATTGCACAAATGGAACCAGTTGAGGAAAGAGGCAATATGGTTAGATTGTTAAGATGGGTTTTAAAACATTATTCAACAGGAGTTGATATAGATGGTTTTTTTATGTGGGAAAATCCAATAGGAAAAGAATTTGATTCAATACAAGTAGTAGACCATTATTTAAAAGAAAATAATTTATGATAATTATAGCAGCGATATGCTTTGCAATATTCTTTGTAGAGATACACCAATTCCATAGGAAGTGGAAGTTAGATTTTAAGCCTTTTAGTTGCACAAGTTGTTTAGCAGCTTGGACAGGTTTAACTTTATATTTACTTCCTGCAATATGTACCGATGTAATTGCGTTTGTATTTATACCAGGTGTAGCTGCTCCTTTACTTTCTAAACTAATGTGGAACTTATGGAAATAGAACACAGAAACTTTTTAGATGAACACGTTGGTAATTGGCATACAGTCCAGAATGGATATGTGCGTAATATAGATTTAGACATATTAAAAATGTACGAACATATTTATCGCAAATATATGAGTGCAGATTTTATCTTAACAGTTTGGTGCGGTAATTGTATTTTCGATATGATTAAACGCTTATACACTTGGTACGAAGAACAACCTAAACCTAAAAATAAAAAAAAGAATGGCTAACTTTATCCACCCTACCGCTATCATTGGCGATAACGTAATTATTGGAGATGGCAATTACATTGGTGCTTATTGTATTATAGGCGACAAAGCCGAGCATAAAAAGTTTTGGCAAAAAGAAAAAGGCAAAGTTTACATTGGCGATAACAATGTTATTACAGGACTTGTAACAATAGATGCAGGTACGGAGATTGATACATTTATTGGTAATAGTTGTTTCATAATGAAACACGCACACATTGGACACGATTGCACAATCCTAGACAATGTTACTATAAGTTGCGGAGCAAAAATAGGTGGACATTGTATTGTAGATAAAAATGCTAATATAGGACTTAATGCAGTTCTACATCAGTTTGCAAACGTAGGAGAAAATTGTATGATAGGTGCAAGTGCTTTTGTTAAAGGAGATGCAAAGCCAAATACTAAATACGCAGGAGTACCTGCACGAGAAATCGGCTCAAACATAAGATAATGAAAGTAGCTATTTTATTACTTACACAAAATAGACACGATTTAACGCAGCGTGTAATTAACCAAAACTTTTTTAACTCTGGTTACAATGCGGATTGTTTCTTAATAGATAACGGAAGCGATACGCACGAAACGTTTAACTATCCTTTTGCCGGTTATGACTTGTCAAAAGAAAAACGAGGCATAGCAGCAGGAGTAAACGCAGGACTTAGGCTTACTACTAATTACGATGCGGTTTGTTTATTAGCCAATGACATTTTACTTCCTGAAAATTGGTTGTCAAAATGGGTTATGTTTTCTAAACGTGTGTCAAAAACTGGCATTATTGGTATACATTGCGTAGAAGCATTACCACCCATTGTAGACGGGGTACATAAAACGCACACACCTTTTGGAGATAATTTTATTACTCGTGAACTTATAGATGCAGTTGGCGGTTACAATGAAGCATACGACCCTTACGGAATGCAAGATGCAGATTATGGAGAACGTGCGACTATATCAGGCTTTACAAACTATTACCTACCAGATATGAGGTCGGAACACATAGGACACGATGTCGGAAACGGAACTGATTATAGACGAATGAAAGACGAAAGCTTGGCACGGGCGCAAAGCGTATGGGATAAATACCAAGACATATATCACAACCAAAAGAATATAAGATGCGAATACTTTGTATAACTTCAGCGAATAGCGGAGTTGGGTTACATAGAATAATGATGCCAATAGTACACTTAGAAAAAGAGTACGCACTTATTACCGATGTATTGAATGACGAAATATTAGAACAAGGTTGGGATATTGTGTTAATGAATAGAATGCTTAACGAGATAGATGCAAAGCAAATGGACACCTGGCGCACTAAGTATGGCTTTAAGTTGGTAGTCGATAATGACGATTACTGGGAACTTAGCGAAACGCACCTTTTGTATTACCGATACAAGTACAATAACATAGGTAAACAGATTACCGATTACTTAGAGATTGCAGACCTTTGCACTTGCACACACGAAAGATTAGCAAGTGAGATAAGCCAATACAATAAGAACGTTCACATCTTACCAAACGCATTACCTTATGGGCAAGAGCAGTTCCAGGATAACAAGACCGAAGATTACAAAGTAAGATTGTTCTGGAGCGGAAGCGGAACGCACGAAAGAGATTTAGAAATACTTAGGCAGCCGTTCAAAAGATTGCAAGGTATGAATATAAGAACTGTAATAGCAGGTTATAATGATGCCGAAAAACCTATATGGGATAAAATGATTGATAGCTTTACTTGTGGGCTAAAGCTTAACCCTACGATTTACAACTATGCAAAGGTTACGGAATATATGGGTGCTTATACGGACTCAGACATTTCAGTTATCCCACTGGTAGATAATAAGTTTAACGCTATGAAGTCCAACCTTAAGGTATTAGAAACGGCTGCAAAAAAGAACCCTGCCATTGTTAGCCACGTCAATCCTTACTTAGATATGCCGGTGCATTACGTTAAAAGCCAAAAGGATTGGTATAAACACATCAAAGATTTGGTAAGCGATGCGGATATGCGAAAGGAAAGCGGACAAAAGTTATTTGAGTTCTGCAAAAAGAAGTATAACTTTGACGAGATAAATTTAGACCGAAAGTATATTTATAGTAAACTATGCCAGTAATAAAATGCTCTAACGGGAAATATAGAATAGGCTCAGGCGGTTGCGTTTACGATACCGAAGAGAAGGCTAACCAAGTTTGGAAGGCTATCCTTGCAGGTGGCAAGTTTGCCGAAAGCTATACCGACTATCCTGAGAGTGCAACTAACAACGCAAAGAGGGCAATAGAATGGGTTGAGAAAAATGGTTGGGGTTCTTGCGGAGAAGCAACTGGTAAGGCAAGGGCAAGGCAGTTGGCAAATCGTGAGCCGATTAGTAGAGATACTATTGCTCGTATGGCTTCATTTAAAAGACACCAACAACACAAAGACGTACCTTATAGTGAAGGTTGTGGCGGGTTAATGTATGACGCCTGGGGCGGTACGAGTGGAATTGAATGGGCAATTAACAAACTAAAAGAAATAGACAATAAATAATTTGCATACTTAAATTTTTATTATTAACTAACGGAAAATTTAATGGGGAAAGTATGCAGAAACACACACAAATTTATTTGCAGGGAATGGGGTATAAAAAAACGGACTTCATTCCTTGCGAAGTGTGTGGCTCACAAGCAGTAGACATTCATCATATTGAGGCGAGAGGAATGGGTGGCAGCAAAGACAAAGACACGATAGAAAACCTAATGGGTTTGTGTAGGAAGTGCCACATAGAATACGGAGATAAAAAACAATATAAGGAGTTCTTAAAAGAGATACACTTAAAAAATATACCGAATGGCAAAGATTAAAGAAAATAGTTCAAAAGTAAATTTCGGGAAAAGGAAACGAGGCTCGGCTAAGAAGTCCTTTAACAAACATAACCCAAGACCTAAACCATACAAAGGTCAAGGTAGATGAGAAAACTAAATGCTATATGGTTACTCCTTACGCACAAAGCTTACTTCCTTGCGGTATGTAAGACGGGTAAAAACGGAGACGATATGACCACGATAGGACACTACACCTATGCAATGGCAGAAACTTTAATTAACAAACATATAGCAGACGTAGATACATACCTCGACCAAGAAGATGCAATAGACGAAGCAAACGACATAATTAACGGCATACTATGATTTTATTAAGTTCACAAATTGAAAGCATAGCTTCACGCAAAGACAAGACAATCAAGCTAACCTTAGCAACCCAGGAACTAAGTCCTAAAGATGCAGCTTCTCTTTTTCAGCTTAACCAACAGTTCTGCTACTTAGCAATTAAAGAAGAGCCGTTTAGTAAAGAAGAGCAAGACATTGTAGAAAACCTAAAGGCTGACCCAGACACGTTTAAAACACCAAGTCAAAGATTAAGGGGCATCTTATACAAGACATACGAACAAGACAACGAAGGTTACAAAGATTTTAACACATATTACCTTTCCGTAATGGATAGGATATGCCAACACTATAAAAACAAAATAGATGGGTAGGTTTAAACTTATAGAGACACCAGAACTAATGCTTCAATACTTTAACGAGTACGCAGAATACTGCAAAAGCAATCCTATTAAAGTACACGACTTTGTAGGCAAAGACGGAGACGAAGTTTACAGATTAAGGGAGCGACCTTTGACAATAGAAGGCTTTGAGAACTTTTGCGCAGACAAAGGAATTATAGGAGATTTAAGCCATTATTTTGCTAATACAAATAATGCTTACGCAGATTTTTTAACCATCTGTTCGCATATTAGGAAAAAAATTAGGCAAGACCAAATCGAAGGGGGTATGGCAGGGGTTTACAATCCAAGCATAACTCAGCGATTAAATAGCTTGGTAGAGAAGTCCGAAAACAAACACGAAGTAAGTGAGATTAAAATAACCTACGATAGATAATGCAGACAGTAGGCTTGAAATTACATAACCCACACCCAGCGCAAAAGCAAGTACTTGATTGCGATAAAAGGTTTATTGTAATGATGGCAGGTAGAAGATTTGGCAAGTCCTTGATTAGCCAAACCATAAGCATAGAAACTGCGGTTAATAAAAAGCGTGTAGCTTACATTACACCTACTTACCAATTAGGAAAGATATTCTTTAAGGAAATAGTAGACCTATTACCATTAGAGATATACTCTAAAAACGAAAGCGACCTGGTTATTAATTTTATTACTGGTGGAAGCATACGTTTCTTTACAGGAGAAAGGTTAGATAACCTAAGAGGCTTAAAGTTTCACTTAGCCGTAATAGACGAGGCTTCCTTTATACCTAACCTTGAAGATGGGTGGCTAAATTCGATAAGACCTACCTTAACTGACTACAAAGGGAAAGCTATATTCTTAAGCACCCCTAAAGGTAAGAATTACTTTTTTAGTTTGTTTAGCAAAGCCGAACCCGATTGGCAAAGCTTTAAATTCACTACATACGATAACCCATATATTGACCCCAACGAAATAGACGATGCAAGGAAGCAACTCCCAGAGGTTGTATTTGAGCAGGAGTATATGGCAAACCCTGCGGAGAACGCAGCAAACCCTTTTGGTAGCCAACATATACGCAAATGTTTACACCCAGTAACAACAATGCCTGTTGTAGCTTATGGAATTGACCTTGCTAAGTCAGTCGATTGGACTGTAATAGTAGGCTTAGACGAAGACGGAAATGTGGCTTATTTTGACCGCTTTCAAATGGATTGGCATAATACCAAGCAAACTATCCTTAGGCTGCCTAAATGCCCTATCCTTGTCGATAGTACGGGGGTTGGCGACCCTATCCTAGAGGACTTACAACGTGAAGGGGTAATGATACAAGGTTTAAAGTTTACAAGTTCAAGTAAGCAGCAACTTATGGAAGGCTTACAGGCTGCGATACATCAAGGTAAGATAGGTTATCCAGAGGGTATAATAAGCCAGGAGTTAG